CTTGTTATAAGCTCGGTGCAAAACAGACCTTAAGCTCCTATCGATAGCGTCGGGGTAAGCCTTGAGCTGCAATTCAACGATTGATATCTGCTTCTTCAGTTTTTGGATCTCATCGAAAATGGGCTCTACTTCGGCATCGGGATTTGCACGGGTAAGATCAAAAAGTTTATCTTCCTTTCCCTGAAGTTCGGCTTCTAAACCGACCAGCTCCCCGTTTAAGATGTCTTGCGGTTCATTTTTAGAAGCAACTGCCTCCATAAATTTAGATAGTAATGTTTCAAAAGATTCGGGTTTCTTTTTGGTCTTTGATTTTGTCAACGTTTGTTCTTTCGTAGCCATTTCTATTCTCCTTTAGTTTTACGGTATTATAAAAAGATCAGTTTGAGGTAGCGCCGTGTTGATGTCATCCCCATGTTCTTCTATGTAGTTATTGTATGCGTTTGAAAAAGCCTTATTAAGATCTTCACGTGTTTTTTGATTGACGTCCTTTACTTCGCCTTCAGCCATAGCCATGCTGTCGTAGAGATTTCCACCTGGATTTTGCAGGGCTTTTTCTCTACTCACGGCCACATCGTAGAATTTCTCAATTAATGTTGAATAATCCCCAAGGCCCGAGTGGTTTAGATAGTCAATAAATTCCTCAGTTCCAAATTGCTCTAATAGCTCTTGGACTTTTTCAAATTTCTCTTCATAACCCCAGTAGCCCCATTTATTTGTTAGATGTTTTTCAGTTTCTTCTTTTCTCCTGGAGCCTTTCTTTTTTGGCTTCAAACTTGGGTAGTCAAGTCTCATAATTGGTCTCCTTTTTTTGTGTTAAAGCGTTTATTGTTCTTTAAATATATCGTAATCAGTGATAGCGGTTGTGTGCTGTGGACCCGGTTGATACTCCCATTCGACCATAGCACACACAGCGTAACATAAAGCTGAGACAAGCGGAATCTGGTCAGCTTTTAATTTTGTCTCACCGGCCTGAATTTCCAGAAGATATCCCGGCAATTTACTCCCCTCTGTGAAGTGAAGGGTCTTCTGGTTTGGTCTTAACTTATCTTTTAAAACGGCAATGTGGTAGCCGATGTCTTTGCTTTCAGAAAACGGCGCTGACAGCACGTGCAGTGTAGATGAATTTCTGTCGCGCCTCGTACTGTTCCACTGGCTTAAATACCGAATGTTCATCTTGTCCAGCCTGCCGACAAAACTCTCAACGTTGTACTTTCCCTGGAGGTCAACGCAATGCTTGAAAAAGAGTCCGGCGTCATACTCTTCGATTTCTGCAAGCAAATGATGCTCATACAGAGGTCCAAAAGACACGGCTTCACCGATGACGACAACCCCCGCAGGCCGATCGCCAGCCCAGGCGACACCAGCAAGTACGCGCTGGAAAAGCATGCCACTTTCTACGTCCCTGTAATAATTTCCTCGGATATCCATCGTTTCTCCTTTTCAGCTTAAATCGCAATCGCTGAAAAAACCCCCGGCATAAAATGTCAAACACAATGCATCTGCTCTGTCCGGTGATCTTTTCAGCAATTCACGCATGGTTGATTTTTTCATGACCCTGATCTTGCCCTGGTCAATCTCATATGTAGGTGTTAACAGCTCCTCGATCAGTTCCTCATCAGGCGGAAGCATTGCCCCTGGATCGGTTCTGAGCCACTCCCGACATGACCACCATAGCTGATCCCTTAAGATCTTGAATTCGCCCATCTCCGTTGATTCTGTCGGCTTTGATGCTACCTTTACAGGTGTTGCGGAACATCCCTTACGCTGCATATGAGGGGCAACACCGGAGCCGACGCCTGTAGCGTCAATGTTTGCCCGTGCAACATCACGTTTGCGATACTCCACAATCGCTTTGTCAGCGGTTTCTACGGTGTCTATCCCACCCCAGGAAATTAAGCGCTCAACATAACCGCTATATCGAAAGCATGACACATTCGCATCAGTCCCAAACTCTCCCACATCCTGGCCCATGACAGCAGAAACAAACTCCGGTGACCTTTCTCCGTGTCTTCTTACATATTCGTCCCATCTTGACCTTGCAGCAGATGTCCAGACTGATGATATGAGTTGAGAACTTCCCTTCTCAGGGTATTCGCCCAAAACCATATAACTAAAAGCCGGGTCCATGATTTTATAAAACCCAGGCCTCAAAGGCGGATACATTTCCCCGGCTCTGTTTTTTGCTGTCTGACCTTCTAAAAACAAGGGTAGTTCAAAACATCCCGCTGAGGGTGTTTCATTTTCAGTCAATGGCCGTGTCCACTCATTTATTCTTCTAATCGTGGTTCCCCTCGTAACCGCTCCAGGAATAATATTCTCGCCGGTGATAACATTCGGATGGTTAAAAGCGGAAAGGGGTATGACCTTTGCACGTCTATCCCTTTCAAGGCGATAGGGTTCCCCTGAAGCCGCTTTTGGGTTAAACATTATTAAAAGCCTTGCACGGCCTCCGCTCATACACGATTCTATCCCCTGGTAAACCTCATCCGGAACAGCGTCCCCCTCATCCACGATAAACAAAAGAAAAGGCGCATGCTTACCGGAAAACTTGGCCTCACGCTGCGAAGATGTCCCGCTTGTCGGAATAGTCACCCCAACACAAAAAGACTTTGCGGATCTGGACAGGTTCAAAGTTGTCTTCACATCGCCCTTGAATACTTCCGGGTGTTTCTCTACAAGAGAACCGATTTCACCCCATAACAACCTTTTTAGATTTGATTCGGGAGGGGCAGCGGCAGTATATACTTGACTGTCTGCATGACATTTATACCACCAAACAGCAATACGGGCAGCACAATGAGTTTTCCCAACTGCATTAGATGACCGGGCAATCGTGACAGGGTTATCTCTCACCGACTCCATAAGAGCTTTAACATCATCGGTATAGGTTTCACCTAAAACCTTTTCGCCAAAGGCAACGGGATCGTCCTGATATTCCTCGTAAGTAGAAGTGTCGCCTAATCGATCATCCATCGACAATAGAAGGGAATCGAAGATTTCGTCTCCGCTGAATCCTCTCCCGTATCCTCTTTTGACAGTCCTCCGACTCACAACCTATCTCCTCGTCAATTATTCTGATAACCTCGTTGACTTCCTCAACCTGAAATAACTTATATCCAATATCTGCCATGGCGCTTATTAACTTTCTCATCTCAGCAGCAAACTTGAGCTTTTGGTTCTGCCATTCCCGATACTCTACGTCATTCGCCGGCGGAACCGTACTCTCGATCCAATCAAGCTCAGACTTTGCTTTGTCCGCTAAATATAAAAGATGCTTTGTCGCTGCATCACGGCGCTGCTCATACTTGGGCGCTTCGGAAACCGCGGCTTTAGTGACTTCCAGCCCCATTTCTTTTAAAATCTTTGAAACAGCACCTTTTGAGCATCCCAATTTCTTAGCGATATCAATGGGTCTTATGCCTTTGTCGTATAACTCCTTAACCTTTATTCTGTCTATCTTTGCTCTTGCCATAATAAACCTTTGGAAACTTTTACGGAAACTTTGGAAACTTGTTTCCTTTAAAGGCTATATTTGTAATAAGCTTTGATTACGTCTGCGTTCTTTTGATGAAGTTCGATATCTCTGTTCAATTGTGAAAGATCCTCTTCTGGGGCCGTTTCGAGCCGTTTCTTTAAGGCTTCGACGATTTCAAGTTCTTGGCGTAAATTCTTTGTAATGTCCATTTTCAAATAAACGATTAGTTCGGCAAAAGCCTTGCATCTGCCAATGAGCGCGGCGCGTTCTGGAAGACCTTTGAAGCTCAAATCCTCTTTTTTTTCAGAATCAATTGATTTTGTTTCCTTTTTCATTTTTTTTCTCCTTTTTTTTTGATTTTTATTCATCGAATCTGCACCCTATTTGCACCCTGGCTTCCTACCTGATATCCTTTCTCTGTGGCTTGCTCTGCATGACATTTCATGTCAGTTGACCCATTTTATACTATTATAACCATTTGATATTACGTTATTATTTTCTTAAGCACTTAATTGTCAATTAGTAGGCTTCTGATAATGACGCTCGATAAAATCAAACACATCGTCTTTCTTAAACCGGATCGTGTCCTTTGGTTTCTTACCTTCCCCCAGGCTCGGTATTCTGACACACGGCAACCGGCCCGTGTCGGCAAGCTTGTACACCATTGCCAGGCTGCAATTGAAAATTCTCTGTGTCTGTTTAGGTGTAAGCAATTCCAAAGGTTATTTATCCTCTAAAGCCTCTTGTGCGATATCGATCAATCGTTTCACATGCTCAATCTCTGATGTTAGAATGTATCTTTTCTCTTTTAGCTTTTTCTGCTCTTTCCAGGTTCCGGCTGTTTCCGGTAATTCTGAAAGTTTGTCACGTGCATCTTGAATGCGTTGTTCAAATCCCTTGATGTCTCCCCGGATATCTTCGTCTGTCAATATGAGCATTGTTTACCTCAACTTGTTTCTTTTGGACAGTTTGGCTATAAAGTATAAGAGGGTGACTGACCTGACCTGACAAAGTCAGTCAGTCATTCTCTCTTTATAGTGACTATGTGACTCCGTGACTATAATAGTAAAATCAGCATAGTAAGTGCCCCTATGACTCTGTTCAAAATGACTATGGAAGCATGCCTTTGATATTGTTAATAAAATTCTATAGTCATTTACTTTTTGACTATGACTGACTATGTGACTCATGAATTACACCCTGTTGCATGTTTCATCGGGCAGTTCATAAGCATTTGGCTGCCCTGGTTTCTTGCCCGGAATAACGGTTATTTTCTTCATGTCTGCTGCTTCGTTAATAGCCCTTCGCGCTGTTGCTTCCCCGCAATTTAGTTCAACCATAACCGCATTTTTTAGCGGAGCTTGTTTGTCAACCCGTCCCCCCATAGATTTTAGCGCGGTTACAACGGCATCGGCCTTTTGCAGTTCATTATCTGACTTATAGGCTGCGAATCCTTCAGCGCTAAGATCAAGGACAAATGAGTTGTCATGTTGGTCACCAATTTGGAGAAGGATCTTTACGGTATCAAACAACATGGCCGGTGCTAACGGTGCATCCTTCATCTTTACACAAGTGACCAGGACCGTTTCGTCTTGTTTGT